GAAATGAAAGTTAAAATAACATTTACTAAAAATCCCAATAATATTTTAAAATCATACACACAAGTTTTTGAAAATTCACAATTTACCATTGTAATTCCTTCTCCCGTCATTTCAATTCCTCCATTAACATTATTTATCATGGCTGCAAGACAAAATCCAAAAAATATCGGAATAACATTCAACATTGTTTTACTTTTCGTAACAAGATTTTGCACCGTGTTGAACATTTCCGTCATTATTTTAAATAATATTGATGCAAGAACACCACAAAAAATGGCTAAAAATGAATACTTCAAAAAATGTGATGTACTATAAGTAAATGACACTGGAGAAGAAGTGAAAATGTCTTTACTTTTATCTACGAGATAATATGCGATAAGTATTCCAATTAAACAAAAAATAAAATTTGACACTATTTTTTTAGAGTTACTTCTTAATGATTTTTCTAAAACTAAAATGGCAGAAGACAGTGGAGATTTGAATGCAATTGTAACTCCAAATATGTATCCAAGGTAAAGTAAATTTTCAACATTTATTTCCACAAGATATTTTTTAAAATAATTAAACATGTATAAAAGTAATAAAATAGAAATATAAATAATGATGGTTTCAGAACCAAGCGAACCTCCAGAAAATACTGTAAGTAAACTACTTGCAATAATAGCTAAAAGTGAAGAAAATGGAACTATTTTTTTGAATATATTTGGTTCATTCAAATTGTTGAATATATTATTTATGTTATTCATGAGTTGTCCATTTGCATTTTTAAAAAGAAATGTTCTTGATGCTATCCAAAAAAATAAGGGTGATAATAAATATAATACTGATGGATTTTTTACAATGTTCAGTTTTGCATCCAATGACAAATTCACAAATGTGTGTTTATATAATTGACAAATATATCCAATAAAAAATAGTGTAACTATTATAAATATAAATGTGAAACCTCTTTTAATAATTAAATTCATACATTCATTATATAATGTTTATATTATTATTATTTTATTTTTAATTTATTTTCTTCTCTCTAAAAAATAGTAGATACTTTCATAAAATAAATACAAGGTTTATATTTCTATTTTTACAAGTTAGAAGAGAGAGAAGAGAGAATAATAATATTTAATTAATTAAATTTAATAATTTAAAAAAATATAATTCCATTATTCACTGATTTAATTTCCAAGGTAGATTTTTCATTAAATTTAAAACATCATCATTTTCTTTTGGTTTTATCTCTCTAATATAATTGCTCGGATTCTTTGAAATTTCCATTAACAGCGCGCAATCTTCTTGAAGATTTCCGCTTAGTTGTATGAGTTGATTTGGAAAATAGGTTTCAATTTGAGTGCATCCTAAATAAATAGGTGTAGTGTTGCAAACTAAACAATTGCTGATTTTTTCTGAAAAATAATGTGGATGTTGATGATTTTCAATGCAAATGCTTAGCGAGTATGCTTCATAAGGTTCTTTATCTTTAAAAGGTCCTTTTATATTTGTTTTATTTGGAAATTTTGCACTATATTGCGCAGTTCCATTTCCCCAAATATCAACAGGCAAGTTGTTTGTCAAAATAAATGTTGCAAGTTTATGACGATAAATGTGTCCAGGTGCCTGCAATTTTTTAGAAATAATCAATGATATTACATTATTAGAGTTTTTTATCATCGTTTCTCGTGCTGGCTCTGGCGGATGGTCGGTATGCCACATGAAACCATGATGTTCTTTAAACAGCGAACTAGTAAGTTTAGGATGTTTGTATCCAATATAGTACGTGCCAATGTGTTTATCTGCAAAGTCAATAAAATCATATGAAAGTTTCAAATATGGAGTGGGTTCAAAAGCTAACCCGAGAACGCATTCGGGCGGAACAGAAATGTCTGGCACAATTGGACAATTCAAAAGAATTGCGTGAGTATATGTATTTCCCGTTGTAATGTTCAAATACTTATCCGGACCATAATTATTCATTTGGTGAACATTGCATAATGTTTCATACTTTTGTTTACATATTTCTGATGTACAAAAATCAGAATATATTTTTATACGCATATATTTCTCTCTAAGATATTTTTCTGAATTTATAAAAAAAATGTGGTCGCATGTTTTATTATCATGTAGGTTTGACAACTTTTGCTGATTGGATGTTTCGACGAGAGAATAATTTATAATGCGACTATTTCTTCCATTGGTAGATTGTTGTTTATTATTATTTGATTTTGAATAACCAATATAAAATATTTGGTATTCTCTCAATGTCATAAACAATAAAAGGGAATGAAATTGTGCCATAATTGTATTGAATGAAGTGTTTACAAGTGTGAAATTTTCATCATTGCAAGTTTCGCATTCAAATTGAACCTGAGGGAACGTAGTTCCCCCACACCCACTCCTTTCACAGAGGGGGTCGTAGGGGGGTGCTTGTCGCCCCCTACCTGCATCTGAATAAAAATTCTGAAACAATTCTTTTTTTATTAAAATTGTAGTCAGTAAAAATGGACACGAATGAAAAAGTGACAATTGTGGTGTTTTAATGATTCGTGTATTATTGAAATTAACGCATTCATTTGACGGAGAGCATTCGCATCCCACGATATCATAGTTATTCACATCCATTATTTCATACTGAAATTGCAATTTGTTTGTATTCCATACATCATGTTCCAAATCAAAAATTGAAATATATTTACATTTAGAATTATATAATTTATCATCAATTTTATAGAGAGAATTTAAATTAAAATATGAATCCGGCGTATAAATAATTTTAATTCTCGGGTCAATATTTTCTTTAACCGAATCTTCGAAAGAAACATTTTGCACATTTGTGACTAGAAGAAGCTCCCAGTTCGTAAATGTTTGGGATAATATGGATGTTTTAATAGATGAAAATAGAGAGATTGTTTTTAAATGGTCATTATTTTTATCTGATTTAATATAGTCTTGAGGTATAAAAGATAATATTGTTATCATACTTTATTATAATTATTTTAAATTGTAATAATGTATTTAAATATTAATATTTGAATTATTAAAATATTAATACAATATAATAATGATATATAAAAAAAATATATATAAAGGAGGCTGCACTGACAGACAAAAAGGAATTGCCGTTCAAATTCGGACATTTACTCGCGGTGATTTGAGAGATGAATTAAATAATATTGTTCACAGCGGAGATAGTATTTCAGCAAAATCGCATCACCCATCGAATGAATACATTGATTTATCTAACAATTTTGATTCAAAAGCAGAAAATGTATTAAAAAGAGCAATTGATTTTATAAAAAATAACGACCAAATAAGTTATAAACAAAAAAAGAAAATATTAAATGGAATTGTAGAGTTTAATTCGACAACAAATGCGACAACTATGCATAATAAACCAACAACTATATCAACTCGTGTTACTCCACGAAAATCATTTAAAGATGCAACAAGTGCAAACAGAATGACAACAAATGCAACTGTAAAATTTAGACGAAGTCGAACAAATCGAAGAGGCCGAACAAATCGAAGAGGCCGAACAAATCGAAGAGGCCGAAGCCGAAATTAACTCCCACCACACCAACCCACCAACCCACCAACCCACCAACCCACCAACCCACACACATCACTCACTAACTTTAAATGTCCAGGCTAATCGACGTTCGGTCAGATTTTTGTTTACGTTTGCTTTTGCTTGGCATATTATCATTTTTCATTTCATTCAAATCAGATGCACTGATTGCGCTTCCTCCTGCTCCTGACCCGCCGCCGACAACAGCGCCATTACTCTGATTCTTACTTCCGGAATCAACCGACACCGTTTTCGTTTTCAAACCTGATAACAAACTTGATATGTCAGATGGACCCTTCATTTCTGGGCGAAGACTTTGCTGTATCGTTTGGGATACACCACCGCGTCCCATCAAAACGTCGGGGCGGACATTCGTTAAATCGCCGGAGCGGCGGGGAGGCGGAGGTGCGCGGTCTCCTTGTGTCTGAATGGGAGGAGGGGGAGGACGTTGTGGAACAGTTGGCATCGGCATTGGCGGCATATTCATTTGTTGGTTTGGATTGTACTGGGGTTGATGGGAATATGCTGCTGCGGATGGTTTCGACGATGACGCCATACCTGCAATGTCGCTCATGAAATTGCCGAATCCGCTACCGCCGCCTCCACCGCCGCCGCCATTGCCACGATTTTGTTGCTGGGACATCGATGAAACTGCGGCTTGCGTAAACTGCTGCATAAGCTCGGGATTCTGGCGCATAATGTCATCCATTCCCGGCATTGCTGATTTAAACATTGTGTTTGTCATGTGGAGCATAATTGCGCTTCCGCCAAGCTGAAACAAGAGCTTGAGTTCTGGTGCCATCTTTGCTTTTGATTTATATTTTTCATGCAATTCTCCAAATATTTCATCATAGTCGTCAATATTCTCATTGATTTGCTCAGACCACCCATCCAGCTTCAAATCAAATGGGTCAAACTTATTGTTTAAAAATTCAATTCCCGTAATGCACGCCATCAACATTTTTCCTTGGAATTTTACGCTATTTCTGCGCTCTCGCTCTTCTACATGCGTTTCGTATTCACCCTTCATTTCAGACAACGACGACTCCATGTCATACTTCTTTGTCAAACGAATTCCCTTCTTTTCCAAATCTTCCAGTTTTTTTAGATACTTGAATTTTTCTCGAAGTAACTCTTCCTTTGTTAGTTGCGGCTGCGAATCCATTGGAACATCCGGATTCATCGGAACATTATTGAATTTTCCAAAACCATCCCATGTCGGTTTTTCATCATCACACATTGCCGTTGATGCCCCAATTCCCGCATCGCCAGTACCGCTTCCACTATCACCACCAATGCTATTTGAAAAGGGGTCATTCCTGTCTGACAATTTTATATTGCTAAATGCTGATGACGATGATGATGATGATGACGAGTTGAACAAATCAGACCGCAGCTCCTTAATATTTCTTGAAGATGAGGATGAATCCATTTCGCGCAAGTCATCTTCTAAACTGGTTATATCATCCAAATTTATATTGGTTGAACCCGATTTATCATTATTACCCGATTTGAATTTATCATTCATTAACAATTCAAGACCACCTCCAAAGTTTGCAGACCTTTTTCCTCCATTTCCACCACTTCCACTTCCACTTCCTATATCCAAAGAGCCTAAATCAATAATTTCTGGGTCCATTATATTATTTTAATTATAACATTTATTTCTAAGTCATACGCATATTAAATAATATTATATCATACATTGTTGTGTTGTATAATCAATAACTAAAAATACATAATATATCCAAAAATAATATATTAATATAATTAATACATAAATAATACAAACCATGTTGTACACAGCAGTTATTGTTGAACCCAGAAAACACAAAGCACTCCCATATGTATTAGAAAATTTTTTAAACAACTTATCAGAGGATTGGTCATTTATAATATTTCATGGAAATTTAAATTTAGAATTTATAAATAATATAATTACCAAAAAGTTAAATATTCATAAACATCGCATTAGATTAATTAATTTAAATGTGAATAATTTAACAGTTGAAGGTTACAATAAATTATTTAAATACTGTAAAAAATTTTACAATTATATTCCAACAGAAACATTTCTTGTATTTCAAACAGATTCCATTATTTTTGAAAAACATAAGCATTTAATAAATAATTTTTTAAATTATGACTATGTAGGGGCACCATGGAATCATGTCATTGATGGTAAAGACAAAAATGAGTGTGTTGGAAATGGAGGGTTATCCCTTCGAAAAAAAAGCAAAATGTTAGAAATAATGGAAAAACAGGGTAAAAATAAATATCCCGAAGATATATATTTTTCATGTTACGATTCTGTTTTGATTCATAAACCAAAATTAGATGAAGCATCATTATTTTCCGTTGAAGAAATATTTAGCGAAATATCATTTGGGTGTCATAGACCGTGGTGTAATTTCGATATTAATAAGTGTGATGATGATTTTATCAGAAAGAAATTTATATTATACAACATGTATAATGAAGTAAAAGAGCTATATAAATATAATAATATTCCACCACCAGTCAATCCATCGCATCCAAAGCCAACTCTAAAGATAATGTCTATAAAAAAAAAAATAAAAAACAAAAATAAGCAATTTTTTATTAATTTTTAAAGGAAACCTAAGCCCTCCCCCCCCTCCCTTAAATTATGGGGACAGCATGGCCCCTTGCATAAATAAATCCAAATTGAATGCGAACATTTTTTGATACATACTGTTGCTATACATGTAATAGTATCCTTGGAGAAAACAGTCTGCTAAATCATCCTTTTTTGAATGCTTATCAAATTCTTGATTCCACGATTGCAAAGATGGATAAAACGATACAAGCGACTTGCATATATGCTGTCCCTGTTGTTTTCTCAACTTGTAAGAATTTTCACTTATTTTTTCATTTTCATTATTTTTTATATTTTTAAACAATTTGAGTTTATTTGTAGCTGATATAAATTCTATTTTTTTAACATTCTTCATAATAAAATATTGAGCAATCATTCCCTGTAACATCTTCATTCTTCCGGCCAATGGTCCAATTTGATTTTCAATAACAACTGCATCGATGGATAATTCATTTTCTGATGACACACATTCATTAAAAATCAAATCAAATTTAGTTTTTAAATTTCTACCCAAAACAATCATATCAATGTCACACGCATTTTGTTGTTTAGATTGTTTAGATTTAGAAGGAACTATTAAACTCAAACAAGGCTGCTTTTGTTTTTGCTTTGATTTTGTGGATTGTTTTAATTTATTTTTACCATAATCAACAACTATTTTTGTGTCGATTGCGTGTTTTTTACAATACATGATGGATTCAGGAAAGTTTGTTGAATCGACCTCACTTTCACTTGTTGTTGTTGTTGTTGTTGTTGTTGTTGTTGTATTCGAATTTAAATAATAATAAGCATTTTTTTTACACATTGAACATGTATATTTTGTTTTACTCAAGGTCGACGACAATGAAGATGACGAAGATGTAGACTCACATAAATTTATAACATCCCATTTTATTATTTTCAACAAATTATCATTGCAACAATTTATTGAAAATAAACAATATGCTAGGTTTTTTATTCCTACATCAAAACTAAGAATTTTCATGAATCAAACTATGTACAGGTGCATATATTATATGTAAACTACAATTTTTAATACAAAATTCTAATACAATTCTAATATAATTTTGTATAATATATATAATAACAATAATAACAATATTAACAACATTAATAATAATAATAATCCATTCAAAAAATTAAAATAATTAATAAAAATGAATTCTAATTTATTCAATTTTAACCTTACAGATAAAATTATGAATATATATGATAACCAAACATTTTTAGAAAGATATGGCGAATATGTATTTCTTTCAATAATAATATGCATTGCATTTATACTACTCGTTACATACATTAACATAAAAATAAATATAACAAAAATAAGAGCAGACTGGGTTAACCAAAAATGTAAACCAAATATTATGCCATTCGCCGGAATGATAAATGCGCCTCAAAATATGTCCAAAATAGAATATGCTGAAAAAAATTTTGTAGAATGCACTCAAAATATATTGACAGACATATCGGAAATTGCACTTATACCCGTTCATTATACAGTTAGCATTATAACTGCAACTGTCGGTGAAATATCCAAAGTTATAAATGATATGCGCGAACTAGTTAATAAAATACGCAACTCCATATCAGAAATTACATCAGATATTATGTCCAGAATATTAAACTTAATGACGCCGTTAATCGAGACAATAGTTACCATAAAATCCATGGTCGGAAAATCAAACGGTATTTTAACGGCAGTAATATACACTTTATTGGGAGTATATTTAGCAATAAAAAGTCTCATTGGGTCGATACTTGAAATCGTAATTATTATATTAATTGCAATGGCTGCAGCAATTATATTATTATTTTTTATACCGATTGTAGGAGACATATTGGCAGTTGCTGGAATTGTATTTTTTGTTGCAATTGCAATCCCAATGGGATATCTTATCGGGTTTTCAAATCAAATACTCAACGTGCATTCGTCAAAGAGTATTCCAAGCGTTCCCGGTTGATTTATTTTATTTTATTTATTTTAGGAATTATAATTAAATAAATAACAACACTATATTTATTTAATTATTTTTATCTTCAACATATGTATAAAGTAAATAAATAATATATATAAATGGAAATCAAAATATTTGGGTACGAAGTTCGAATTGAAGTTATAATTGCATGCGTTATAATTGGTATGATTATGGGTTTGGTAATGTTTTGTGATTGTTTTCAATATAACCTGATTGAAGGAATGGAAACCAAAAAAAATGGAAAGAAGGAAGGATTTACAAATTTAAATAATAACGACCTGCACATTGACAACTCATATACAATGGGGTGGGTTAATACGGCAAAACGTTATGCAGCCGGAGTGGGAAATGAAAATAGATTAAATACTTATAAGGATAATGTCGGAACACCGGTTCCTTTGCCTGAAGGCGAATTGTTCTTTTTTGCTGATAATAAATTCAAACCAGAGTGCTGCCCTTCTACATATTCTGATAGCATGGGGTGCGCTTGCTTGAGTCAAGCTCAGGTGACCTATCTTAACCAGCGCGGAGGCAATCGAACAATGGGTCCTACCGAATTTTAATAATTATTTTTTTTTTATATTATTATATTTAAGTAATATATAAATAAATATTATTAAATGGCTAAGTATAGAAAAACTTTTCGGTGCAGTCGGGGACGCGGACGCGGACGCACTCAAAGACGTGGACGTACTCAAAGGCGCGGGCAACGTGGAGGAAACCATCCCGTACCTTTTGACGGTTTTCCAGTTAAAAACCATTGGTGGAAAGATTGGGGAGGGGTCAATTGATTGGCGATTCAAAATTAAATAGATTCATGGGATGATATTATCAGTGAGTGCATCTAAAAATTAATTCAATTCCATTTGTTACCTATGTATTTATTTTATTTATTATTTAGCAAACAGTTACAAATTAAATAAATGAACCAAAGCGAATGAACGAAATAAATGAATTAAATGAATTAAAATTATTATATTTAGAAATATATAATATATATAAAATGGCAAAACATAGTAATTCAAAAACTTCTCGGCGCGGTCGAGGACGCGGACGCACTCAAAGACGCGGACGCACTCAAAGACGTGGGCAACGGGGTGGTATACCCCTTCCCTATTGCCCCAGTGGAGGCCCTTGTGTAGTTTGAATGAAAAAATAAATGAATTAAATTAATTAAAAAAATATAAATCACATATTATTATAATAACGTAATCATATAATAATATATAATAATAAAAAAACAAATGTCAACTGAAAAACCTATAGGTTGTCGAGCATGCGGAAATCCATATCCAGATTATTCACATTATCCTAACACTGTTCCGAAACAAGACCCTTATTTATCTAAAGTACTTGAAAACACGGTAAGAGTTCCATCTTCTGAATACACGATGAACAAGTCGGCACTTAATGTTTACACTCCGCCAATAATAAATCCGACCAACTCAATGTATGGCTTAAATTGGAACCAAATGAGCGACCGTGCAGTCCCAGGTGTTGTAAAAACAAATGTGCCGTCACGCGGTAATTCCACCCGAACATCTATCACAAGATTGAAACCCGGAAGCATGTCTGCGGCAGGCAAAGGTGTTGACATGAAACACGGCTCGTATGAGCGTTATTTAGGTCGATTAAAAGGTAAATCAGTTTTACGAACAGAACCGGAAAAAATTATAAATAATGTTACTATTATAAAATCTGGACATTGGGGAATTGCATACAGTTATAGCTGTACGGTTGAAAATGGATGTCCCATTGTTGCACCAATTCCATAAAAAAAATAAAAAATAATTAAAAATATTTAAATTAACTATTTAACTATTTTAACGATTTTAACTATTTTAACGATTTTAACATTTTAACGATTTATGTGTCTATAAATATTATACGATATTCTACGATATTCTACGTATACATGAATGTCGGATAGTTTGTTTCTGCCTTCTTTATCATGATGTCAACAACTCTGTTTGTAACCGTAAACGGAAACGAAACCTCAATTGATGTCGCGTCCTTGTCAAACAACTTCGTCCCAGGCTTCATCAAACGATACAAATTCAACTTGGTGTAAATAATCTCCAAACAACGCTTCAAATTCCTGACACCATCTTCCTTGTTCGTATGATGCTCTACAATGTATTCAATTGTTTCATCTGGAATAATAATCTGGTCCGGCTTGAATGCAACCTCGGTTTGAATCTTGGGAATCAAATACTTTTGGGCAATTTGCGTCTTGTCCTTTTTAGTGTATCCGTTTGTATGAATGCGATACATCCTGTCAAGAAGAATCGGATTGACCTTGGTTTCATCATTGTAGCTGAAAATAAACAAACACTTGCTCAAATCAAAATGTATTTCCGAGAAATACTTGTCGTGAAATTGACTGTTTTGTGATGTATCAGTCAAGTGTGTCAAAATACCGGCAATCTCTTCGCCCTTTGGAGTGTCGCTGAGTTTGTCCAATTCGTCGAAGAAGATTACCGGGTTCATCGACTTGCAGCGAATCAAAATGTCAACTATTTTTCCCCACGTGCTGCCCTCGTATGTATAAGAATGGCCCTCAAGGAAACTGCTGTCTGTCGCTCCACCTAGCGCAATAAATGCAAAGTCTCGTCCCAAAATTTGACTGATGCCGTCTTTGACTAGCGTCGTTTTGCCGGTTCCCGGGGGTCCCTTGATTGCAATGGCAGAACCCATTGCCAGCGGATTTGAAATCCACTGACCCACCATTTGCATAATCTGCATCTTTGCATCATTCAAACCATACACCGCCGAATCTAAAAGGTCCTTCGCAGACTCCATGAAATCATGACACCGCTCTACACCAACTTCCATTGTAATTGGCAACGTTTTATTTACTCCAAACGGAATCGTCATAAACGTGTCAACCCAGTTCTTCACCTTGTAATATTCTCCGGCACCCGGGTCCATGTAACGCAAGTTCTGTATGCGCTTCAATGCAATTGCCTTGTACTGTTTCGGAATCTTTGACTCAAGCAGTGTCAACCTGTATGGCTTTTCTACAAGCATCATTTTATTCAACTCCTCAAGTTCGCCCAACACGCTAACTTGCTGGTCATTCGACAAATGCTTTTTGAAATACTTTAAATCATTTGCAGAATTCTTCTTGTGTAAAAGGCGCCCAAACTTTCTTACATTTTTCCTCATTACCTTTCGATTTTTTGCCTTTCTTGCCTCTTTAATTTTTCTCTCCTTGTCAACCATTTGCGCCAACGTCGTCCTTGCAATCTTATTATTTTTGTCAACCGCAAGTAAATCCTCCATGTGCGCCTTGATTGCCTGAATCGTAGTTTCATCTTCAGAACCCCAACCACTATCACTATCATTGTCATCGTGATTGCATTTTTTGCCTTTATCGCCTTTATCGCCTTTATCACTCGTCAACTCATTTTTCTTGTTTTTATAAACACCACTTATTTTTTCGTCACCGACAATGCTTCTGCCCCTAATCGTAAGTTTGCACTTTTCAAATCCATGATTGATTTTTGTGTCGTCTTTCTCTTTCTCCACAAGATTCTCACATTTACTTTCTTCAGCATCAGTATCGCTGCTGTCATCATCCTCATCCTCGTCACTGGTGGTATCATCATCATCATCATCATAGTCGCTACTAGTATCATCATCATCATCATCATACGTTTCATCGCTAGAATTCTCGTTTGAAGATGCCGAGTCATCGTCATAAACAGAATCATCCATGTCAGATGTGTACTCATCTTCTTCCTGCAAATCTTCAAATGGCTCTTTGATGTTAATCACAATATTGTAATTTCCTACAACATTGGAATTTGAAGCGGAGGAAGAAGAAGCTTTAACGGGTGGTGCGGACGCGGATGCGGGCGCTTCTGTTGCAGTTGATGGTACTTCCTCTGATGACTTTGCATTCAATTTCGATGTTTCAGAATTTTTCATTCTTCTTGTTGGCTTAGAAGAAGTTGTATTTACACCACTATTTAATTTTTTTTTTGCTGACGACGATTCCAGGGTTAATGCTTTCTTCTTTGAATACTTTGAAGGAAATAACTCGGCAAGAAGTTTTGCATATTCAACTTCATCAAATGTTGACGAAATATTATATTTTTTTGAAGAGTCATTTTTTACAATTCCGCCATCATCGTCGTCATGGCCGCCATCTTCAGAATCTCCATTTTTTGCTGCATCACTTGTATCTTCTTCTTCACTGCTTTGTTTTTCTTCATCATCCCCATCATCTTTGAAACCGCGTTTACATTCAAGAACCGGAACTGCCGATTTTTTTTTTGAAATAAATGATGATAATGTCGCGGCACTACCTGTTGTAGTTGATGATGTTGTTGTTGCTATTTTTTTTGATGTTTTATTTTGTGTTGTTTGTGACATTTATTTCCCTTTGCGTTGTTACATGTATTTGTAGACATCTATTTATTTCAATTTTTTAAATAATATATTACAAAAATGAATTATTTAAAAAAAATAAAAAAGTATATGCAGTGTATATGTATATAGTAATGTCTCAAGATTATATATTTACATGTCTTCACTGTAAAGATGAATTTATAATCCATATTACCGATTTCAATTGCAAAATCTTGAGACACGGTGCATATAAACATAATCTACAACCAATAAACCCTCATGCGACAAAAGAAGAATGCGATGCTCTTGTTGCTAGCGAAAAAATATATGGATGCGGAGGACCACTTCAGATTACGAAACACGCTGAATCACCACCAGGATACAGTGTTGTCATTTGCAATTATATATAAATATAATAATAATTTATTTATTATTATTTATTCATTATAATTTATTATTATTTACTCGTTATAATTTACTAATTTATAATAAAATATAAAATTGAATAAAACAATATAGACATAATAATATAGTAATCAATAGCTCCTTCATTCGTTTACAAAAATGACGACACAACAAAA